GTGATTGTCTCGAATATTGCGAAAAAGCTCAGGCATTGCGCCATTCATATCTCGTAATTCCATGATAAGATCTCGCTTACGTCGAATCAATACCCTAAGGTACGCCCACGTAGCGAAAATGACAACAACCCATCCAGCAAATATAGACCAAATTGTGGTAATAAAACCAAGTAGCAATCCGCCACGCCAGGCGTTGAAAGCTTCAATAGTCTCATTCCACAAAATGTTGCGCTTCCAGAACGCTAACCAGGCATCGAAATAACGATTGTCAAACAAATATTCTGGTACATAATTGGTCCATTGTAACCAACGAGAATTATAAATTCTAGCCTCTGATAGAATCTCCCGCACACGGCGGCGCAGATCTTCAAAGGATTGATTATTCAACTCGCACTTGTCACACTTGCAATCAGTGATTGGTACGTCGCATATTTCACAGAATCGCAACTTATCTCCAAGATTAGCTCCGAACTCAACTACGCGCTTTTGCGACGCGAAGTGAATCCTAGAGTCCTTAATGAGATAGTCAACAAACTCTGGCAATGACAACTTGGCGTGAAACTTCACATATGTCTTCTCAATCGTGATATCGGGTACATATACATTAATGTCCCAAAGATCGGGAATGGGCGGGAGTTGCCCTCCATAGTGTTCAATAGCCTTCTTTGAATCTAAACGTCCATCGGGTAATGCAAAGTCAGACTTCACAAATACTTGTGCATGAACATTAAAACGCCGCACCGCTGCTGCAGCTGACGCCGTAAATTGTCCAGCAACCCGATTCGCTTCAAGGTTGGAATTAGCCACCAAACAGGCTGGATTCTTGGGTATCTTACCCTTGAGATCAGCCTCTGGCATATTCGCATAAGCAGGTACGTTGTTCACGAATTCAAAGATCTTCTCTACGGGAGACTTTTGGGCAAAGTTAGGTAACGTTTGACCAAAGTCATCAATATTCACGCCATTGATATAACCCCGGTATGTAGGTTCGAAACGGTCAGCCTCGTTGAGCGTTATTATACGCTCATCAGAGGAATCAAAACCGTTGGCATTCAGTACAATCCGCATTACTACGGCCGAAACTGTAGACTTACCTATACCAGGAGTTCCGTAGATGTATGCACCATAAGGTGCTTCGCGCAACTTTCCATCGCATCGCACTGCGATAAAGTCTGCACGAGCCGCGCGCAAGCGCATCAACTTTGAATGAATGACTCCCTTATCAAACGACCCTTCGGCCGCATGATAGAGGTTCTCATATCGATCAATTGCCTTATTCAGACGCAAGTCGAAATCATTCTCAGTCACTCCCTTCTTCGATTCCATTGTTCCAGTCTTCATGAAAGGAACCAAGTCCATAATCTCGAAATATTCCTTGTCGAGTTGACGGGCTTCGTCATTGGAAAAGATAAAAGGGCGAAGTGAACCTTCGACGAA